GACGGCAACACGGTAGGCGATGACCGTTAATCAAGCAAAACAAGTAAACGCAAACGATAGCGAATACGCATTAGCAGCTTAAAGGCCGCTTAGGGTTTTTGGCAGTTTATCCTCGTAACAGAATTAAACTGCCTAAATAATATTACTAGACACCACACACAACCGTCTAGTAACACACAAACACACACAAGGAGTAAAATATGAGTATGACACCCTATGAAATTCGCCTGGAACTTTTAAAGATGGCGAAAGATATGCTAACTGACGAATACTACGGTAAACGTGAAGTTATTAGCAACGAATGGACAACCAAGGTAGAAGAATCCAAAATCAACGGAGCTCCTTCACCTAATCACCCCGGTTTTCCATCATTCCCCTCGGAAGAAGAAATAATCAAGAAAGCAGAATTGCTTAACGGATTCGTTTCGCAAATTCCACAACAATCTGAAATAAAGACGAAAAAATCTAATTCGTAATTGGGGTACTCCGTACCTGCGATTCGTTGTGGGTACGGTCATCAACAAGGAGAGAAGATGACAAAAACAAAAAACAACCTAGTTGTAGGTTTACTTACGATAACATTAATTGCATTTAATTTTATCAATCCAATATCAATAAGCTTTGCACAAGATTTTGTACGCAAAGAAGTTATTCAAGAATTTAATAAACAATCTGATTGCTTGGCAGAAAACATTTACTATGAATCTGCAAGTGAATCATTTGAAGGCAAATTGGCAGTAGCACAGGTAACAATTAACCGTGTTAGGTCAGGAAAATTTGCAGATAACATTTGCGGTGTTGTCAACCAAAAAAATACAATCAATGGTTCTATTGTTTGCCAGTTCTCATGGACTTGTCAGGCGGCCAAACATATAGTACGCAACAAGTACCAATGGGAAGAATGTCAGATTGTTGCCAGAAAAGCATTAACACAATCTGTGGTACACGATTTACTGTATGAACAAGATGCCATGTATTATCACGCAGTATATGTTAATCCTGGTTGGAAATTAAAAAAGGTAACACAGATAGGAAACCACATCTTTTACAAGTAACGCTTGACTATTACATACTGATGATGTATAATGATATTTTAATAAGTGAGAGTAATTATGCCGACTAAAGATGAAATTAAAGAATTCAGTTCCATGATTGAGGAACTGGCCAAAAGGTTGCGATGTACCCGTATGGATGCAATCCTACACCATTGTAAAGAATCTGGTTTAGAAGTTGAGGTTGCTTCGACATTGATATCACCTGCCCTAAAGAGTGTAATCAAAGAAGAAGCACAAGACGCCAATATGTTGAAAAAGAGTTCACGCTTGCCGCTATGACAGAGAATACAGGCTTTGCAGCCTACGCTCTGTGGAATGCCTTAAAGCTGCACTTTACATCCGATTCTTATGATTATTTCAAATACAACGGCAAGACCAATGTATCGAAACAAACATTCTCCATACGAAAAGATAAGTACCAATTCTACAAGTTAAGCCGCAAGTATAGTTTGGAAGAATTAAAAAACTTCTATGTGGCAAATTTTGTTTATGGTAAGTCTGAATGGGTAGGAGATTTGTTGCAGGATGGCAACGAACACTATTTAAAGTGGCAAAAAACCGTCCAGAGCTTGACTTATACCTTTGAAAATGATATAATATAATTGTTCGATTTGGTAGATGGTGCAGAATTTTTTACCCGTGATGATATTTTAAAACCAATCGAAGGCGGTTGGCCAATGATTATTACCAAACTAATGAAGGGTAAAGTATCATTGGAATCTGTTTGCATTATGGTTGATATTGTTGGTTGTATGCCTAGATGGGAAAAACAAATTACTGACGATATTATTTGGCCAACGTATCACAGATTGATTAAAAAATACACACCGTTTATTGAATACGACAAAGTGAAATATACAAACATTTTGAAAGAAAAGATTAAAGAATATGCCTGATATCACAACTATCTACTTGGACATGGATGGCGTAATTGCGGACTTCAACAAACGATACAAAGAATTGTTTGGTATTGAACCAAAAGATGCTACCACATATAAAGAGTTTGAAAAATTCTTTTTGCAACTTATTGCAGACGGACATTTTGCAACACTTGAATTGATGCCTGACGCTTTTAAACTTATCAATCACTTGAAGTCTTTGCCAATTGAAACGAAAATTCTTTCATCGACTTCTTCTGAATCTAAAGATGAAGCTATTCGAACTCAAAAGTTGAAATGGTTAGAAACACACAATATCACATTTGAACCAATTCTTGTTCCTGGTAAAAGATTGAAAAGGCAATATGCAACGCCAACTTCAATTTTGATTGATGATACCGAATCAAACATTAAACAATGGACTGAAGATGGTGGTATTGCAATTCACCACAATGATATACATATCACTATTGATACACTAAAAAAATATCTATGATTAAAGACTTTATTGGCGTATTCGAAAAATCATTAGGTAATGACCTGTGTGATTATTATGCGAATCATTTTGAAAAGATGAAGTCGGCAGGATTTTCTTATCGTAGAAGTCCAGAAGAAACTGCTTCATTATCAAAAAGTGATGAAGCAGCTAATCTTTTTAGGAGTGAAAGTCTTACGATGATGATGTTGGGTATGGGAAATCCAAAATCACGAAATAGTATGCTCATGCAAAGTATTTGGAATGGATATAAACTCTATTCTGAAGCATATAGTGGTCTAAGTAAATACCCCCAACATTCTGTTGTTGAAATTAAAATTCAAAAAACTTTACCAACAGAAGGATATCATGTTTGGCATTGTGAAGATGCCGGACTAACAAACTCAAATAGAATTTTAGCATGGATGATTTATCTCAACGATGTTAAAGAAGGTGGCGAAACCGAGTTCTTATACCAAAGTATGAGGGTCGCACCTAAAAAAGGAACCTTGGTTATATGGCCTGCTGGATTCAGCCATATGCACCGTGGAAACCCACCGTTAAGTGGGGAGAAGTATATTATGACAGGATGGTTTCAGTATGTTTAATGTGGTATACATTCAATATGTGCTTGACAACCGCCTAAATAATATTATATAATGTACAAAGTGAAAACAATCCGTTCACACACCGTTAATATTCCGTATATACGAAAGGAAATACTATGAGTTCATTTGCAAATCTCAAACGCCAATCTGGCAATCTCGACAAACTCTCCAAAGCAATTGAAGCACTCAACACCTCTGAAGGTAGTGCATCAGAAAAACAGGATAATTTCTGGCGACCAGAAGTAGACAAAGCTGGCAACGGCATGGCTACAATCCGTTTTCTCCCCGCACCCGCTGTTGATGGTGATGACGCTTTGCCTTGGGTTAAAGTTTTTTCTCACGGGTTCCAAGGACCTGGCGGCTGGTTAATCGATAACTGTTTGACCACCAAGAATCAACAATGTCCCGTATGCGAACACAATTCTGCTCTGTGGAATTCTGGCATCGAAGCCAACAAAGATGTTGTTCGTAAGCAAAAACGTAAGCTGAATTATATTGCTAACGTTTATATCGTATCTGACCCTAAACACCCCGAAAACGAAGGCAAAGTCAAACTGTTCAAGTTTGGTAAGAAAATCTTTGATAAGATTACCGAAGCTATGAACCCACAGTTTGAAGATGAAACTGCAATCAATCCTTTTGATATGTGGAAAGGTGCCAACTTCAAGTTGAAGATTCGTAAAGTTGAAGGTTATCAGAACTACGACAAGTCTGAATTCGATTATCCTTCTGCTCTGTTGTCTGATGACGATGAGTTGGAGAAAATTTGGAAGAATGAATTCTCGTTGGCAGACATGACTGCTGATAAAGAGTTCAAATCATATGATGCTTTGAAGCAACGCCTTGATAAAGTTCTTGGTTTGAATGGTGAAGCACCACGCACAACCGTTGAACAGACTAAGGCAAAAAACTTTGATGCGCCTAAGAAAGCAACAGCTGAACCTGTTCTATCTACTGGTGATGAGGATGACCTCTCATACTTCTCAAAGCTTGCTGAAGAAGAATAAGTTGTTTTGCGATGCGGTTCTCTGAGCCGCATGGTCACCACTCCCGTAAAACGGAGTGGTTTTTTATGTTTCAAAATGGAGCTAAGTTATGGACTTATTGAAACTTACAG